TTTCTCATTGTTTTTCAATTATTATGCGTGACGCGTGTAGTAGAAGCAGAGAAGAGATTATTGTACGTCCAAGTGGCGGCCGACAACCAGGCAATGCCAAAAATTTTTAAGATGTATAGGGATAGACACGTAAAGTGGATAACTGGAATTTGCATTGCGATAGCTTGCGCCTACGCTGTTGCAAATATTTGGAAGAAAACGAAATGTGTTCCTACACCTCAAGGAAATTTGGCCCCGACTCAAGACAAAGAGATTGAGGAAAGAGATGCTGAAGTTAATCCCTGGGCGGGTGTGGTTGTAGAGCCGATGCCGTGCCTGGAAGACGTGAAAAGCGTGACTGTTGACCAATTAGAAAACATGGTGAAAAAGAACTTGACATACATGGAGATGAGAGTTCCCAATAGCACCAAAGTTTATTATTGTAATGCATTTTTCATGTGTTCTAACGTCGCAGTGATTCCGAATCACATGTGGATTGCAGAAGACATGAAGTGCAAATTTATTCGTCATGATCCGACGAAGATAGGCGGTAATTTTGAGGCCTACATCAACAGAACGCAAAGCGTAAGAATCCCCGGTACTGATATGTGCCTTGTTTGGGTTCCCAATGGAGGAGATTGGAAGGATTTATCCCGTTATTTACCTTTGACACGTTTCACTTCAGCCCCTGCTCGTTTTATATTTAAAGCAGAGGAAGGTGAGATAGTTAAGCAAAATGGTAAACCACCTCGAGTCAAAATGGTGTGTGGACCTGTTAGTTCCGCTGCTGGAGACTATTATGGCGCTGAATATACATTGCCTTTTAAGTCTTTTCCAGGTTTGTGTATGGCACCACTTGTCACGGAGACACGGGGCCCCACCATTGGAGGGTTTCACTTGGCCGGCCGCAATGGTCGACCTTTTGGTGCTAGCGGTTTATTACTTAAAGGGCAGTTTGACGATGCGCTTAACGAATTGCGCGAATGTCCTGGAGTGGTTTTAGCCAAGAGTTCCGGAGTGATTCCAACTCAATTATATGGTGTTCAGTTTTACCAAGGTGATGACGTCCATCCTAAGAGTGCCGTTAACTTCCTAGAACATGGAAGTAACATTAAGTATTATGGACAAGTCACTGGTAGGGCTACCTACCATTCCGAGGTGGAAACTTCAGTTATATCCAAGGAAGTAGAGGAAGTCATGGGAGTTCCCCAAAAATGGGGACCTCCGAAGTTTAGGACTGGATATCCATTCCAAGCCTCCCTGGTATATTCTGCCAAGCCATCATGTGGGATCGAAGGATCATTATTGATAAGAGCCGCTGAAGATTACAAGCGCGACATCATTAAATGCATTCGTCGCTTTCCATCCCTCAAGAAGGACATACGCCCTCTTTCAGAGATGGAAACTGTGTGTGGTATAGATGGTAAGAGGTTCATCGACAAGATGCCTCCTAATACATCCGTGGGTTTTCCATTATCTGGAGCCAAGTCGAAGTTTTTAACTCTACTTGACCCAGCCGATCACCCAACACACCAGTGTCCAGCCGAGTTGGATCCTATGTTTTGGAAGGAAGCT